TACTTGTTTGAGCCAAACGACAAGATCACAAGAGATCAAGTTAAAGCAGCAGCAGATGCATTGTTACTAGAACTAGTAGCACTACGTGCATTGTATGACTTCTTAGTTGTATGTGATGAATCAAATAACACACCGGCAAGAATTGATAGAAATGAACTTTATTTAGACATTGCTATTGAGCCAGTAAAAGCAATTGAATTCATCTACATTCCATTAAGAATTAAAAACACAGGTGAAATTGCAGCACTAGGTTAATATGCGTATATAATGAGTGGATGAAATACTCCACTCATTTAAGCATAAATACTGTATAGGAGATATAGAATGCCAATTACAACATTACAAAATATTAGTGTACCTACAGAAGGTGCTGGAAGCAACTCATCACTATTGATGCCTAAGCTACAGTATCGCTTTAGAGTATTATTAGATAACTTTGGTACAACTGGCGGACCAGACGGTACTAGAGAAGTTTCAAGACAAGTAGTAGACGTAACTCGTCCAAACATTAGTTTTGAACAAATGACAATTGAAGCTTATAACTCAAGAACATATCTTGCAGGTAAGCACACATGGGAACCAATTACACTTACACTACGCGAAGATGCAAACAACAACGTACAAAAAGTTGTTGGACAGCAGCTACAACGTCAGTTCGACTTCTTCGAACAGTCGAGTGCAGTATCAAGTGGTTCATACAAATTCCAAACTAGCATTGAAATACTTGATGGCGGCAACGGCGCAAATGGCGCAGCAGTAATTGATCGCTTTAGATTAGTAGGTTGCTACATTGAATCAGCTAACTACAATTCATTAGCATATGCAACTAACGAAGCAGTAACAACTACACTGACTATTCGTTATGACAATGCTATCCAGTTTGGTGCAGACGAATCATTCGAAGGTATCGGCGAAGCAACTGCAAGAGCAGTAGCAGCGTCAACAGGCGGAACAACTATTACTGGCTAATACGCTTAGTTAAGGTTGGTGTTTTATATAGAGAGCGGAGATTGTTAGATCAATCTTCGCTTTTCTTTATATACACGGTTAACATACGAAGATAAATATTAGTATGAGTTTAAAAGATGCATTCCTCTTCAATTTAGAATCCGAAACACACTTGCGTGATGCACGTCACGCTAATCAAATCTATACTCAAAACAATTTTGCTTTTGCGCCAAAACAAAAGTATATGTATCATGTTAGATTTGAACCCAACGAAGAAATTGGAAACAGTGCAACTTCAAACGTATTTAGATTTCAAAAAGAATTAGGTGTATTAGTTAAAAGTGCAGACTTGCCTAGCTTTAGAGCAAGTGTAGAAAACAAACAACAATATAATCGCAAGAAGAATGTGCAAACTAGAGTCGATTATCAAGACTGTAGAATTGCTTTTCATGATGACAATACCAGTGTAACTAGAGCATTATTAGAAGAATACTACAGATATTATTTTACAGATGCAAACAAAGTTACTAATGGCGCTAACAGCGCATATGGCGCCCGAGACAAATACTTTGCAAGAGTTCCGTCATATGGTTTAGACAACGGCAAGCGAAATCCATTTTTTAAATATATTACAATATATCAATTATCTCGTAGAAATTGGGTAGCATATACACTAGTTAATCCCCTGCTAACAGCATGGGACCACGGAGGCGTTGACAGTGCTGCAGGAGATTTTAACGAAAATACTATTACAGTTGCATATGAAGCAGTGCAGTATACTAGCGGAACAGTTGCTATTGATACACCAGCTGGATTTGCAGATCAGAGTGTCGGGTATGATGTAACTCCGAGTCCACTAGGTTATATAGACAATGCTATGATTCCTAACGGCGGCGAAAAAGGACTGTTGCCAGCATTAGTAGGGTTAGGAACAAGTGCATTATTAAACAAGGCTTTTGGCAATAGCAACAGTCCGAGTAAAAATATTTTAAAACAAGTTGCATCTGGTATTATTGGAGGAGTGGTAACTAATGTTTTATCACAAAATAAACTTCCAGTGCCCGATCCGCAAAATCAACAACAGCCAGTTACATCTACATCGACTAATTCGAGATCGTTAACCAGTAATCAAATTGAAAGTTTACTATTATCGCCTGCTATTAGAAATCAAGTAAATCCTGCATTAATTAACAGTGGAGCAATACCAAATGTAAGTGTTAATGACTATAATAATGCTTCTGCTTCGCAAAAGGCAGCATATGATTCGCAAATATCGAGTAAAATTGCAAGCGGTGATCAAAAATTAACACAAGTTGCATCAAATGCACTTAATAGTTTAGGATATTAAATTATGGAAAATAAAGATATTACTACAGAATTTTTTAACAATTTTTATAATTTAGAAATTAGTTATAACCCCAGCGAAGTAGATGCAGTTATTGGTTACTTTCTTAAAAGAGGTTTCGGAGAAGTTAGTGCTATTAATACAGCTAGTGTGTTATTACAACAGGCAAAAATAGATAACTTAAATGTGCAAGAATTAATTGATACTCTTAAAGGCGTTACAGAAGTACAATTAAGTTTAATTGTTGCTCAGATTCTTAATTTCAATAGATCTAAAACTAGTGTCTTAGGGTTTAAGGAAGAAATATCACAAACACAATTATTTGATCAAAGAAATGTTGTAATATGATATGTCTAGATTTGCACAAGGTAAATTTAATCTAAAAAATCCAGAAAAATATATAGGAACTAAAACTCCTACTTATCGTTCAGGATGGGAATTTACTTTTATGAAATTCTGTGACGAACATCCTGCAATAGAACAATGGGCAAGTGAAGCTGTGCGTATACCTTACCGCAATCCGCTAACTGGCAAACAAACCGTTTATGTACCTGACTTCTTTATTTCCTATGCAGATAAGAGTACTAAAAAACGTGTAGAACTCATCGAAGTTAAACCAGCTAATCAATCACATAAAGAACGTTTAGGAAATAGTAAACACAATCAAGCACATTGGATTGTCAATCAAGCCAAATGGGAAGCCGCCCGTGCCTGGTGTAAACAAAAAGGCATAATATTCCGTATAGTTACTGAAGACGATATCTTCCATACAGGCAGAAGAAGATAAATAATAGTAGCATATAATGGAATGGAACCATGACAAAAAAATTAGAAGACCTACTAAATTTACCTGATTCAAAAGAAATTATAGAACAGGCAGAAGTTCAAGAAGCAGAGCAAACAAAACACGAAATGGCTAATGTAGCTGAAACATTCCGTGACATAGAAGAGTTTGATAAAATTGCTAGTGCATTGCCTGCTATAAAAGGCCTAGGCAAAATGGCCGATGACGAGCTTAATGAAGTTGCAGACAAAGCAATGCAAGCATATGAAGATTTAATGGACCTAGGTATGAATGTTGAAAGTCGTTACAGCGGCAGAGTATTTGAAACTGCCGGCGGATTGCTTAAAACTAGTTTAGATGCTAAAGTTGCTAAACTTAATAATAAATTAAAAGTAGTAGAACTACAACTTAAAAAACAAAAGATGGATAACGATAGTGCCGGGCCTAATGATGGCGATATAGTCAATGGTGCCGGCTATGTTGTTACAGACAGAAACAGTCTTTTAGAAAAGCTCAAAGGCATGGATAAAGATAAATAATACATATAGAACAGGGATCATTGCGCAATGAGATCATTTACACAATTACTAACAGAGTCTAAAAAGACTTATGAATTTAAAATAGGAGTCGCCGGAGTTCTTCCCGAAGGGTTTACTGACACACTAGAAACAATACTTAAAAAGTTTAAAGTTTCTAATATGACATCAGGAAAGAAAACACCAATACAAGAACGCCCACTAGACTTTCCACAATTACAAAATATGGAAGTTACATATTTTGAAACAGAATTAGAATATCCAACTACTAGTCAAGTGTTACAAGAATATGTAGGCAAGTGCTGCGGCATTGATCAAGCATATATTATTGTACGTAATGCAAATGATCCTAGAGAAGAATATCAAGAAATAGACGATAGTGCTCCATACGAAGCAATGTTGACCAAAGAAGACATGGGCGGCGAAACTGCACAGAAAGATGTTGCAGGCGAAAGAGTAATGAGTTTACTAAAAGAATTAGAAACTGCTCGTAAAGAAAATGAGCACAGTGGCGCGGAAGGCGCTCCAGTTGGAGAGTCGTCAGACATTGGTGACACAGAAAATACAAAAGCAGTTGTAGGAGGCTGAAATTATGGATATGAAAAAATTAATCGAATCAATGGATCACATTGAAGAGTGTGGAATGACAGAGATGCCTGCATCGTTACCAGCGCCAGAAATGGACAAAGGCAATCCAGTAACAGTAAATGTTAGCATGAATGCAAGTGGTAAAGAACATGTAGCTGATTTGCTAGACATGATGAAAAATGCAGGACTGGGTGGCGCAGAACCAGTTGGTGCTAAAACACTTTCACCACGTATGGACATGGAAAGACTGTCAGCAATGATGGATGCTCCAGCAGACGAACCAGAGATGGAAGAAGTAGAAGATGAAATTGAAGTCGAAGGCGATTACGCTAACGAACCAGATCCAGAATACGGCGACATGAGTGACGCTATTCCAGATGGTAACGACTTAAACCGCAAAAAGAAAGCATATGCTGCCACACAAGACGGCGACAATCCAATGGCTGTTGAAGCAATTAAAGCAACGCTAATGGCTGCACTGCAAGAAAAGAAAAAGCCAGATGCTAACAAAAACGGTATTCCGGATTACGCAGAAGATGGCAAAGGTAAAAACGATTTAGCAAAAGGTAAAAAGCCTAAAAAAGGTGAAGTACCTCCGCAATTTAAGAAAAAATAAACTACGGTGGGGTTACACCAAATAGAGCCTTCGGGCTCTATTTTTTTGAGTAAATACAATATGGCAGCATCATTAGACGGCGTTCTTATTAAGAAAGCTAACAAACAAGAAACATTTACAAATGAACAAGTTGAAGACTTGATGAAATGTATGGATCCTGACGAGGGGTATTTGTACTTTGCTCGCAAGTTTGCATATATTCAACACCCTGTAAAAGGCAAGTTATTGTTTGATCCTTTTGAATATCAGCTGCGGTTGATGCACAGTTATCACAACTATCGTTTTAACATTAACATGATGCCTAGACAAACAGGTAAGACTACATGTGCTAGTATCTATCTTGCTTGGTATGCAATGTTTAATCCAGACCAAACTATTCTAGTTGCTGCACACAAATACACAGGTGCGCAAGAGATTATGTCACGTATACGCTTTGTGTATGAAACTTGTCCTGATCATATTAGAGCAGGTGTTACAAGTTATAACAAACAATCAATTGAATTTGAAAACGGTTCACGTATTGTAGCACAAACAACAACAGGCAACACAGGACGTGGTATGAGTATCTCGCTACTATACTGTGACGAGTTTGCATTTGTGCAACCTAACATCGCTGAAGAGTTTTGGACTTCGATATCACCTACACTAGCAACAGGTGGCCGTGCTATTATTACAAGCACACCTAACAGTGATGAAGATACATTTGCTACTATCTGGAAACAAGCCGAAGACAAATTTGATGCACACGGCAATGAGCAGGAGCTAGGATCAAACGGCTTTCATAGTTTTGTTGCACAATGGGATGAACATCCGGATCGTGACGAAGCGTGGAAAGTAGAAGAAGTTGGGCGTATCGGTGAAGAAAAGTTTCGACGAGAATATGGTTGCGAATTCCTAGTATTTGATGAAACACTTATCAATAGTCTTAAACTTGCTACTATGGAAGGTGCAAGTCCTGTGCTTAATATGGGACAAACACGCTGGTATAAAAAACCTTCACCGCAATATACATATGCAGTAGCACTTGATCCTAGCATGGGTACCGGTGGCGACAACGCTGCTATTCAGGTATTTGAATTGCCTAGTTACGAACAAGTAGCAGAGTGGCAACATAATCAAACTGCAATACCTGGACAAATAAGAGTACTTGCAGATATATGCAAGTACTTGCAACAAGAAACCAATAATACTAATGGTATCTACTGGAGTGTTGAAAATAATGGTATCGGCGAAGCATGCTTACTTGTTATTAATGACTTTGGTGAAGAAAACATTCCGGGACTATTCGTAAGTGAACCAATGCGTAAAGGACACGTAAGGAAGTTCCGCAAAGGATTTAACACCACACATGGTACTAAAATTACAGCCTGTAGTAGACTTAAAACTATGATCGAGGGCGACAAAATGACATTGCATAGTAAACCACTGATTTCGGAACTTAAAGGATATGTCGCAACCGGGAGCAGTTTCCAGGCAAAAAGCGGAATGAGCGATGACCTAGTAAGTGCAACATTATTAGCACTACGTATGATGGCAGTACTCAAAGATTGGGATCCTAGAATATATAACACATTTACACAAGCTGAAGATATGGAAGATTATGAAGCACCTATGCCTATCTTTATAAGTTCAAACTATTAACGAGTTGATAAATACATTATGCAAGAATTTGACAAAATAGGCGAAGACCTTTTTAACAAGATAAGAGGACGTTTTCCAGAAGTTACAATAGGTGACGAGACTGGAACAGTTACTAATGAGCCGAGTATGGCTCGTTTCTTTGATTTTGATTATAATGGGTTAGGCAAAGTAAGTTTAAGCTTAGACGAAGATGAAGGCTTAACTGTTATATACAGTAAAGACTTTATGGAAGATCAAGACGAAATGACGCAAGATGCGTGGTATGACTTCTTAAAAGAACTGCGTGTGTTTAGTAAAAAGCGTATGCTGGATTACAGCGTAAGAGATATTACAAAGTCAAATTTAACAAAAAGAGATTATAAATTCTTAGCGAAACCCCCTGAGGACGGACAAATGACAGAATCAAAACTTTATGGCACTAGCCGTATTAGCTATCAAAAAGTAGGCGAAGCACGTATTGTGGTTAAACACACAGAAAGTATTAACCAAGAAAGTGCAACAGGACGCACACAAAAAATTGGTAAAATTTATATTGAAAGTGCCGACGGCGAAAGATTCCGTTATCCATTCAAACACCTAAGTGGTGCAAGAGCAATGGCAAGACATGTTGCTGAAGGCGGAAACGCTTATGATGATTTTGGCAAACACATTATAGGGTTGTCAGAAGAAATGGGCAAACTACGTAAGTTTAAAAACTACATGGGCCGTTCAGCTGTGATGGCAGAAAGTCTAGCAGGATATGTAGATGTTGTTAAAGAACGTATTGCTACAGTTAAGAAAACAATTGAGAGCCTTCAGAAGCCAGCTTACTATGCAGAAACATTTGCTGCATTTGAAAAGCCGATGTTGGAAGATGTTCCAAGTGATGTTGCAGAGAATTGGATTGACCAACTAACTATCAAACAGTTTAATGAAGAACTAGCAGATGTATTCCCATACATTTATAAACTAGTAAGCGAAGCAACAAAGGCACAAGAACTAGGCCCGGACGACTTAGAAGAAGTAGCAGGACCAGACAAGTGCTGGGATGGTTATAAAAAAGCTGGCACACAAGCTGGCACAGGTAAGAACAAAGGCAAGCGTGTAAACAAATGTGTGCCAGAAGAGATTGCACTAGAGCAAGGCTTTGAAGAAATGATGGGTCAGTTTGCAGAAGCTAAAGAGTGCGAAGAATGTAATTGCGCACCTTGCGAATGTGACACAAACGAGGACGATGTACAAGAAGCATATATTAAAACTAGCAAAGATGCAAGTGATGCGCTAGGCGTATTACGCGGCAAAGGCAAAAAGATTGAAACAGGCGATGGCGAGTACGACGGTAACTTAGCAAACGAATATGTTAGTGATACATGGGATGTATATACATGGATCGAATCAAATACAAATGGATTTCAAGGCATTGATAAAAACTTCAAAGCAGCAATTGATGACATGATGACATTACGTGGCGAAGCAAAGAAATTAGAAACTCAGCCGGGGTCAGGTAAAAATGCTCGCTTTGGTAATCAAATTGTAAACACATTATATCCTGTAATGCAGTATATTGATGCACACGATTTTAATCAAGACGAAGATGACGACACTATGGACGTTAAGATCGATAAAGATGGCGCAATTAGTAAAGATGACGGTCACGAAGAAAAAGAACAAAAGACACCATTAGGCGAGTTTATTCTTAGTTACTTTGATAGAGAAACGGGTGAATTTCCAAAAGGCGAAACAGCAGTATTAACTATGGTTGAAAAAGATTATGGCGAGCAGTTCATAGAACCTGCCAAGGCATTTATCGAACAAATAGGCGCAAAGTTTGAAGAGTTCCAAATGCGCAACCAACCACAGCAGATGGAAGCACCAGACACAGGCGATTATGACAGAATGAGAGAGTTAGCAGGTTTACGTTAATCTGCTAACACTCATAAGTTTTATTTCTTTTTCTTTAAAAAAGACTTGACGAACGTTGTAGACGGTGTTATTATTAATACTGTGCTATAACATATAAAGGCACAGAGCAACATAGGTTGTTCTACACATAGGCATAACATTTAGGAGAAAAGGCACTATGGCATCATTAGCAGAAATCCGAGCAAAGCTCAAAGAACAAGAAGCCCGCGCAGGCGGCAACACAGGCCCAACAGGTCCTAACCCAATTTACCCATTTTGGAATATTAAAGAAGGCGAAAGCGCAACTTTCCGTTTCCTTCCTGACGGTAACGCAGACAACACTTTCTTTTGGGCAGAACGTTTGATGATCAAACTTCCGTTCGCAGGTGTTAAAGGTGAAACAGACTCGCGTCCAGTACAGGTACAAGTACCATGTATGGAAATGTACGGCGAAAGCTGTAACATTCTACAAGAGGTACGTGGTTGGTTTAAAGATCCTTCACTAGAAGATATGGGTCGTAAGTATTGGAAAAAGCGTTCGTATGTATTCCAAGGGTTTGTTACAGACAATCCGTTGACTACAGATGAAGCACCAGAGAATCCAATTCGACGCTTTATTATTGGTCCGCAAATTTTCCAGATCATTAAAGCAGCTCTTATGGATCCGGACATGGAAGAATTGCCAACAGATTATACTGCTGGTGTAGACTTCCGTCTTAACAAAACATCAAAAGGTGGTTATGCAGACTACGGTACAAGTAATTGGGCACGTCGTGAGCGTCCGCTAGGTGATGCAGAAATGGCCGCAGTGAATACACATGGGTTGTTTGACCTAAGTGAATTCCTTCCTAAAAAGCCAGATGCAACTGCTGTTAAAGTGATGCAAGAAATGTTTGAAGCATCAGTAGATGGCGAAGCATATGATGCAGAACGTTGGAGTAACTACTTCCGTCCTGCGGGCATGCAAGCACGTACAGGTGATCCGCAAAAAGCAGCATCGCCACAAGCAACTGCTGTAAGCCAAAGCGCACCGGCACCAGAAGCAGCACCTGTAGAAGCAGCACCTGTAGAAGCAGCACCTGTAGAAGCAGCACCTGCAGAAGCTGCAGGCGGCGGCGCAAGTGATATTCTTGCAATGATCCGCTCGCGTCAGCAAGGTTAATAAAAGAAAGCTAAAAGGGTTGCATCTTTAAAAAGCAACCCTTTTTAGTTGCTCTACTTTACAGCTTTTTAGGAGAAAACATGGCTAAATCATTCGATGTTAGTAAGTTCCGTAAGGACTTGACTAAAAGTATCTCAGGCATGAGTGCTGGTTTTAACGATCCTACTGATTGGATTTCAACAGGATCATATGCGCTAAACTATCTTATTAGTGGAGACTTTCACAAGGGTGTTCCGCTAGGTAAGGTTACTGTGTTTGCAGGTGAATCAGGAGCAGGTAAGAGTTATTTCTGTTCAGGTAACATTGTAAAACATGCACAGGATCAAGGCATCTTTGTAGTACTAATTGACTCAGAGAACGCACTTGATGAGAGCTGGCTACAGGCTCTAGATGTTGACACTAGTGAAGAAAAACTTCTTAAACTAAACATGTCAATGATTGACGATGTAGCAAAAACTATCTCAACATTTATTACAGACTTTAAAGCAATGGATGAAGAAGACCGTCCTAAAGTATTGTTTGTAATTGACTCATTGGGTATGTTGCTAACACCTACTGATGTTGATCAGTTTAACAAGGGTGATATGAAAGGTGATATGGGTCGTAAGCCTAAGGCATTGACTTCACTTGTTCGTAACACAGTTAACATGATTGGTTCATTGAATGTCGGACTAGTATGTACTAACCACACATACGCATCGCAAGATATGTTTGACCCAGATGACAAGATCAGTGGCGGCTCAGGCTTCATCTATGCATCAAGTATTGTTGTTGCAATGAAGAAGTTGAAACTCAAAGAAGATGAAGACGGCAACAAGATCTCAGAAGTTATGGGTATCCGTGCTGGTTGTAAAGTAATGAAGACTCGCTATGCAAAACCGTTTGAAGGTGTGCAGGTTAAAATTCCTTATGAAACTGGTATGAATCCTTACTCAGGCTTAGTTGAATTGTTTGAGAAGAAAGGCTTGTTGACAAAGCAAGGCAATCGACTCAAGTATATTAATCTAGCAGGCGAAGAAGTTCTTGAATATCGCAAGGCGTGGATGCAAGAAGGTAAACTTGATTTAATTATGTCGGAATACAATGAAAAAATGTCTCCTGTGGTAAATACCGACGAAGTTGACGAAGAAGAAGCAACTGTTGATCAAATTGAGGAAGCAACTGCAAATGAATGAAGAACACATCAGTGACATCTGGACGATGTTTAAAGAATATGTAGATAAAAAACAAATGGATTTAATTGCTGAAAAGTTTGTTGATCTATTGGCAGACTACGGTGTTAGTGATGAAACTTTTAAAGAAGTTATTGGCACAGATTCTAATTTAGATGAAGCTATTAGTTATTATTTAGATTTAGATAATGTCGATGACGACGATGACGATTGGGATGAATAATGGGATGGTATAGTGAAGTATCGAGAGACATATCTAAGATACCTTCAGCTGTGCAATATTTTGAAGACGAGCTAATTAGTGCTCGTGTCGAAGTAAAGCTCAAAGGCAATGTTGAACGTGCTGCCGCAGAAATGCCCGGTATCGTTGAACATCGTTTCAATCAGCTTCAAGAGATTGAAGCAATCCTAAACTACTTGAACATCGAGCTACGTAGGTTGCGTAGCTCGTACTTCAAAAAATATCTTGAAAATTATCAACGAGCTCTGTCTAGTCGTGACGTAGAAAAATATGTAGACGGCGAGGCAGATGTTGTTGACTATGAAAAGATTATTAATGAATTTGCTCTAATGCGTAACAAATGGTTAGGTGTTCTTAAAGCACTTGATCAAAAGCAATGGCAAATTACAAACGTTGTTAAGCTAAGAGTAGCAGGCATGGAAGATGCAAGTTTATGAAGGCATATATTATACGCCTTAAAGAAAATAAACATTCGTGCAATATGGCAAAAGATTGCTTTGATCAAGCCATATTGCACGGATTATCTCCAGTTTATTTTGATGCGATTGACGGCAATGATGTAAAATTTCACTATGAAAAAACAGGCATCCTGCCAAAAAGAAAAATGAAAAAAGGACGGATTGGTGTATTAGGATGTTTCTTTAGTCATTACTATCTATGGGTAAAATGCATAGAAACCAATACACCTTTTGTTATTTTGGAACATGATGGGTATATGATGAAATCATTACCATTTGATATATTGGATACATTTGAAGATGTATTAAAACTAGATAGATGCGATCCTTACAGTAATTCTTATAATAAAGTATTAGAAGAAGAATCAACGTTGCAACTTTCTATAGAAAAGTATACAAATTTACAAAATAAAAATCCTGATAAAATTGGAACAGGCAACTATTTTAAAGGTGCATATGCATATATAGTAAAGCCATCTGGCGCAAAAAAATTAATTAATCATATTAAGAAAAATGGACATGTGCCAGCAGATCAGCAAATTGGCGATTGGGTAGTTGATACTAGAACTACTATTCCGAGTTTAGCAAGACTACATCCATTTTATGCAATAGGAAATAATATAAGGTCAGAAAGCTTAACACGTAATCTAAAGGAAAATTAATGAAAATATGGTGGTACACAAAGGATAATAACTTCGGCGATGTTTTAACTCCTTACTTGTTGGATCATTTTAATATAACATATAATTTTACATCGCTGGAACATGCTGATACAATTTGTATAGGTTCGATTGCCAGACGAGCTAGTAATAATGTCACTGTACTAGGTTCTGGAATAATGAAATCTAAAGAAAAGTTAAATCCAAATGCAAATTATAAATTTGTTAGAGGACCGTTAACACGAAATAAAGTAATTGCAGCAGGCGGCAATTGTCCAGAAGTTTATGGCGACCCTGCACTATTACTTCCACTATTTTGTGATGAAAGCAAAAAAGAGTATGACGTAGGCATCGTGCCTCACTTTGTTGATTACAAACTAGTTAAAGAAAAATATCTAAATTACAAAATCATAAATGTTGTAAATACAAATCCATTGGAAGTTGCTAAGGAAATATCAAAATGTAGAAATATTATATCCAGTAGTTTACACGGAATTATAGCAGCACATGCATATAATATTCCAGCTGCTTGGGTTAGATTTTCGGATAATATAAAAGGTGACGGGACAAAATTTTATGATCATTTTAAAAGTATGCAAATAGATGCAGTACTGTCAACTGTAGATCAGCCAGTATTCTTTAATAACACATTTGATATTACACCTATACAAGACATTTTTAAAGATTTATCAAACAATCAATAATTATATGTTATATTAAACTACGCATATAAATATCTATATGAGCAAAGTAGTATTAGTAACTGGAGGCTTTGATCCCTTACACTCAGGGCACATAGCATATTTTAAAGCAGCACAAGAACTTGGTGATCACTTAGTAGTCGGTGTTAATTCAGATGATTGGCTTACTCGTAAAAAGGGTAAGCCTTTCATGTCCTTTACAGAACGTGCAGAAATTATTAAAGAACTTGCATGTGTCGACGAAGTTATCGGATTTAACGACGATGACGGAAGTGCTTGCATGGCAATAGGTCAAGTACTTGCTACTAAAGGCAGTAGCTGGACTGTTGTGTTTGCTAATGGCGGCGATAGAACAAATAAAACTACACCAGAATACGCTACATATGGCAATACTCCTGATGTAGAGTTTGCGTGGAAAGTTGGCGGCAGTAACAAAGCTAACAGCAGTAGTTGGATACTAGACGAGTGGAAAACACAGAAGACTGAACGTGACTGGGGCTACTGGCGTGTACTAGATGACGCACCAGACAAAGGTTACAAGGTAAAAGAGCTTGTAATTTATCCAGGCAAATCACTAAGTGATCAAAAACACTTTGAACGTTCAGAGCAATGGCAAGTGTTATCAGGTACTGTAAAAATGGATACCGAATATAACTCACTGAAAAATGTTACACACCTCCAGTCATCCTCTAGGCCTTATGAAATCGGAAAAGAAGTTTGGCATAAAGCAAGTAATCCCAGTGATATAAATGCACACATACTAGAAATACAATGGGGTGTGTGTTATGAAGAAGATATTGAAAGAAGAGATTAATGAAAGTATTTGTAGGTTATGATCCAAGAGAAGATATTGCATATCAAGTGTGTAAACACAGCATCTTAACAAAACAACCGGAAGCAATTGTACGCCCACTAATACAAAAAGAACTTCGTGACGCAGGTTGGTATACACGGCCAAAAGACAAACTTGCAAGTACTGAGTTTACATTTACACGCTTCTTAGTACCAGAACTTGCTAACTTCAAAGGCTGGGCAGTGTTTATGGATTGCGACATGATCCTTACTACAGACATTAAAGAATTATTTGATCAAGTAGATGATTCAAAGGCTGTTATGTGTGTACAACACGATTACACACCTAAAGAAGGTATGAAGATGGATGGACAAAAGCAAACAATCTATCCACGCAAAAACTGGTCAAGTGTTGTGTTATTCAACTGTGCTCATCCTAGCAATGCAAGACTTACACAAGATATGGTAAACGATCCGGAACTAAACGGCGCATACTTTCATAGATTTAGTTGGCTTAAAGATGAAGAGATCGGCGAGCTACATCACACATGGAATTATCTAGTAGGAGTATATGATGATATCGAAATTCCTAAATTAATACACTACACAGAAGGCGGACCGTGGTTTGAAAATTATAGAAACTGCGAGTTTAGTTTACGCTGGAAAGAAGAACTACAGGCGATGATGAATGGGTAAGGTAGCAGCGATAGATACTAGCGGCGCAAATTTTGCAAAAAAAGGTCATGATTACGATCCTTATTTACGGAGTTTTATAAAAGGCGTTAACGGTTTAGAATCAAGTTGGGAAAATGAAGAGCATACAAGTAGCACTTTAATTATTAGAGGACTCGGCGGCGGAAGTCAAAAAGCTATTAAAAAATGCTGGGCAACTGGTAGACCATTTTATGCTATTGACACTGGTTACTTCGGCAACTCCAAACATAAGATATGGCATCGAATCACTTATAATGCCCTACAAAATATGAATAATACAAAAGTTTATCCTGTTGATAGACTTGAATTACAGTTGCAAAAGTCGTGGAAAGAAATTTATAAACCATTTACTTCTGGAAGAAAAATACTAGTATGTCCGCCTAGTAACAAGGTTATGAATATGTTTAATCAAGGTACTGCCAAAGAGTGGACAGATAAGTTAGTGACACAGTTAAAAACACTCACTGATCGTCCTATTGAAATTAGAATGAAGCCTATTAGAAGTGAACGTATCAGCACAAAAACTATTCAAGACGCCTTACAAGATGATGTACATTGTTTGATCACATACAATAGTATTGCAGCAACAGAAGCATTGATGGAAGGCAAGCCTGCAATTACTCTAGGACCAAATGCTGCACAGTTGATTTGCGAAACCAATCTAGCAAATCTAGAAAATCCTAGAATACCAACCGAAGACGAAATGCACTCTTTCTTAACACACTTGTCGTACTCACAATTTACGCAAGCAGAAATGGAAGACGGAACTGCTTGGCACATATTACAGGAAACACAGGCATGACAATTACTGTTGCTTCCTATTTAATGGGCATACCTCCGGGAAATAAAAATCCAGAAAAACCTGCTATTATTGTAAATTTTATCGAAGGTGTATGGCGCTGCGGTGACGAAGGAACAATTGTTACAGATTACGAACCAGTTAATACAGATGTTGCTGTTGTACAAGGGTTTGTACATCCTGGTAGTAAAAACTCTCAACATTTAAATTTACGTAAAAATGTTTTTGAAAAACAGCAAAAAGATAATAAGCGCAGTATTATTGTCGATAGTAATTTATTTTTATATGCCGATAAAGGAAATAAAAATCAATTCTTACGTTATAGTTACGATGGTATTTTTCCAAATACCGGAGATTATTGTAATGACAAGCCTAATCCAGAACGATGGAATCTAATAAGTCAGCGTTTAAAAATTTCTCTAAAACCTTATAAAACCAATGGAGATAATATTTTAATATGTTGTCAGCGTGACGGTGGCTGGAGTATGGAAGGGAAAAAATTGTTACCATGGTTAGTAAAACTAATAATGAAAATTAAAACATTATCAGATAGGACTATAATAGTTAGATTTCACCCAGGAGATAAAAAAATAATAGAGCATAAACGATCTCTGGCAAGATATCGATTAAAAAATGTAAAAGTAAGCCAATCAGAAAATATATTAGAAGATTTTTCTACAGCTCATTGTGTAATTAATTATAATTCGAGCCCAACTGTTGCAGCAGCGATCGAAGGCATTCCTTCAATCGTACTAGATCCTGATAGAAGCCAAGCAGCTGAAGTTTCTCATCATACACTAGCAGATATTGAAAATTTAAAAGAGTTTGATAGGGAATTATGGATTCAAAAAATGGCACAGATGCACTGGACATTAGATGAACTTAAAGACGGCACAGCATGGAAACACCTAAGGAAATGGGCAATAAAATGAGCAAACATATAACAGTAGTAACAACATTTCACCCAGCAGGATTAACAAAATACGGCGAGCGTTTTTTAGAAAGCTTTGCAGCAAGGGTAGACAAGCGTATTAAGTTGTTGGTATATGCAGAAGATTGTAAACCTAATAACCCTGATCCAAGTCGCATTGAAATATTAGATGCAAAGCAAGCATTACCTAAACTAAATGCATTTAAAGAAAAGTGGGGCAATGTTCCTAAAGCCAATGGCGATGTTAGTAATGAACCACAGCGTCACACACGTCGCGATTGGATGAAAGAATTCAAGTGGGATGCAGTTAGGTTCGCCAATAAAACATACGCAGTGTATGACGCTTGTACACGCTCTAAGGACTGGTGCGTGTGGATGGATGCAGATACATTTGTACACAGCAATTGGAGTTACGAAGACTTTGCAGAGCTATTACCTGACAATGCTTACATTACATATGTAGGCAGAGGCAAAGGATCACAGACATGGCCAGAATGCGGCTTTTATGGCATGAATCTAAACCATCCTGTGTGCCATGAATTCCTTAAAGAGTTTGAACGCATGTATGAAGATGCAGAGAATGGAATGTTCTTATTAGATGAATGGCACGACAGTTATATATTCGGTGAGATACTAAAGAAGTACAGTGAATTTCCATCACATGACTATAGTGCAGACATGTACTTGCGTGAAGCAAAGAGTGGCGGAGGCGGACATCCTCTAATCAATGGACCACTAGGCAAATGGATAGATCATATGAAAGGTGGCCGCAAAGACACTGGCAAGAGCCTTAGAAAAGATATTATGGTTAATAGAACAGAAGCATATTGGAATGAAGTTTAGTTTATGGACACACAATGGCGCACTCAATAGCGCACCAGTTTTTGATGCTTTTGCTCACAGTCTTTTGGCTGCTGGGCATGATGTTTCTTATAATAATACTAACAGTGACGTTAATGTTATTTGGAGCGTTCTTTGGAATGGCAGAATGGCTAGAAACGAAGCTGTTTGGCATCAAGACAAACCGACTATAGTACTAGAAGTAGGTGGCATACAACGTGGAACAACTTGGAAGGTAGGATTAAATGGAATTAACAGGGATGCTTATTTTGGGCCTACTGGTATGGATGATTTACGTGTACGTAACTTGGGACTCAAACTAAAGCCATGGCGTAAAGACGGTGAGTACATTTTAATTTGCGGGCAACACGATAAGAGTTTACAGTGGAGTAAAATGCCACGTATGAGCAATTGGTTCCTACAGACATACGATGAGATACGCAAACATACAGATCGTCCAATCATATTCCGTCCACATCCACGCTGTAAACTAGAACACATCGAGCGTGGACTTAAACACGTATATAGACAGGAGCCAAGGCATGTTGCTAACACTTATGACGATTTTGATATGGGCTTTGATAATATATGGGCTACTATTAGCTATTCGAGTAATCCTGGTATTCACAGTATCCTCAATGGTGTTCCTGCTTTTGTTAGTACTCATAGTCTTGCTTATGACGCCGGCAATGACATTGATTTCTTACACGATATCGAACAGCCTGTGATGCCGGACAGAACACAATGGCTCAACGACTATGCTCATACTGAATATACAATAGAAGAAATTTCTCAAGGTATCCCACTTAAACGCTTGACAGATAAACTATTTTAAGTTATACTGTATGTATGATTATAAATTTAGAAGATTGCTTAGAGTACCTTGCAGGACTGCGACAGTCTCCTGTTGAGTTTACTATTGACAAACCTGACCATACTATTATGACTAGTATTGCTAGGCAAACCTTTCGAGGACTTGCTCTAACAGATAGACAGTCGGCACTTATGTATGAAAAATTACAGTCGTATAGAGATCAGTTTGTTAATTTAGATTGGGACTTTGATTATGCAGTTAATCAATTGCGCCAACCAGTTCGACATATTGATCGTAGTAAATATATTAAAATTGTAGACAACGATATTGAAGTAAGATTTCCTTTTAGAAAAACTGAAATAATGTTAGTCCAAGAAGTTGCAGCTCATGCAGGTGACGGATACCATCATCAAAAAGGTTCTCATAAACATTCTTTTGCACTTACCGAAAGTAATATTTTAAGATTAGTAGATAACTTTATTAACAAAGAGTTTGAAATTGACGAGGAACTTACTAGCATACATAAAGAAATTAAAGCTATACATAGCCAACCGCAAGATTATCTAAGTGGTATTTCTAATATGGAATTAGTTAATATACATCCTAGTTTAACACCTATTATAAAAGATGAGCTAGGAGAGCCGACAACAGAAACTATGTTACAGTTTGTTGATCGTAGATTTAGATATGGGTTTAATCATATTGAATTACCAACTGATCAATCTACTCTTGTAAATCAAATTGTATCTCGAAAAGACAAGCAGTTCCACAGTCAACCGTCTGCGCATTCATTGCATAATATTTTAGACGCATTATGGAAATTAAATAGATTTCCTCTGTTAGTAGTATTAGACAACGAGCCAGAAGACCAGTTACATGAACTTGCAAATCATTTTAGAGATATTTTAAATCCAGAAGAACAAAGTGTACTGTTTCGTTTAGAAGACAAAGACGCAGGTTTTAATCAATTGATTAAAGATAGAAAACTAAACAACTGGGTTGACAAATCAACAAAGATAGTGTATATTAATAAGAGTAAGTTACCAAAGTTACTTGTGAATAATGAATGGAAGCCCGGCGCAGCGTTTTGTTTTACGAGTTCTACGGATCGATATGTTGATAGTTACATTTCTTTTAATTGTGACTTGGTGGTATATCGAGAAGAACATATGAGTCCATTTAGGAGACATTCAAGATACTATGGCTAGTTGTAAATTAATTATCGAAGATGAAGTAAACATCAAGCTCGAAGGACTTGATGTTGACGTTCGTCGCAAACTTGCGAATGCTCTTAAGTTTGAAGTACCCTACGCAAAACATATGCCGCAGTACAAACTAGGACGCTGGGATGGCAAAGTTGCTTTCTTTGGTATCGGCGGCACAGGATACGTTAATCATCTCGATGTTGTACAACAAGTATTAGCAAAAAATAATGTTGAAATTGTTGACATTGAAGATAGGCGACATCCTATTACTTTAAACTTTCAACCAGTTACAGAACGCTATTGGGCCGATCAAGGTGTTTGTTGGCCAGAAGGTCATCCAGTAGCTGGTACAGAAATTATTTTACGTGACTATCAAGTTGAGGCAATCAACAACTTTATTTCTAATCCACAGAGTCTACAGCAGATTGCTACAGGCGCAGGTAAGACAATTACAACAGCTACGTTATCACATATCAGTGAACCTTATGGGCGTAGTTTAGTTATTGTACCTAACAAGAGCTTGGTAGAGCAAACAGAAGAAGACTATATTAACTGTGGATTGGACGTAGGGGTGTACTTTGGCGACAGAAAGCAACTAGGTAAGACTCACACAATATGCACTTGGCAATCCTTGAATATTTTGGACAAGAAGCATAAAGATGGCAGCGCAGTACTATCACTGGCTGAGTTCTTAGAAGGTGTGAGCACTGTTATTGTTGACGAAGTACACATGGCGAAAGCAGAAGTTCTCAAGAACTTGCTTACTCGCAACCTGCGTAACGCTCCTATTCGTTGGGGACTAACTGGCACTGTACCAAGAGAGAAGTTTGAATTCGAAAGTATTCATGCTAGTCTAGGTCCTGTTATCGGAGCAATTACTGCAAAGGAACTACAAGACAAAGGCGTGCTATCAGCATGCCATGTTAATGTAGTACAACTTATCGATACAGTAGCACATCGAGATTACCAAAGCGAATTGAAGTATCTAACATCAGATACAGCACGTTTAGAATATATTGGTAAGATGATGAATACAGTATCACAATCAGGCAACACTCTAATTCTTGTAGACAGGATTAGTGCAGGCGAAACATTAGCAGAACTTATACCCGGCGCTACATTTATTAGCGGAAGTGTTAAAGTAAAAGACAGGAAGGAAACATATGATACAATCCGTGAAGGCACTAATGAAGTCATTATTGCAACCTATGGAGTTGCTGCTGTGGGTCTTAATATTCCTCGTATTTTTAACTTGGTTCTCCTTGAGCCTGGAAAAAGTTTTGTAAGAGTAATACAATCAATCGGTAGAGGCGTTCGTAAGGCAAAGGACAAAGACTTCGTACAAATATGGGACTTGACATCAACGTGCAAGTTTGCGAAGCGACATCTAACTCAGCGTAAGAAATTTTACAAAGAAGCAGAGTACCCATTTACTATCGAAAAAGTGGATTGGAATTAAATGAGAATATTAACCTTAGATAACGAGTGTTTTAACCTAGACGAACTGCCAGAACAAATTGAAGATGATGTAAGATTTAGCGTACTTGACAACAGTGATCCAAAAAATCCTGACTTCTTTTTTACGCCGTTAATTTTCTTAGAAAGTTTTAGTGCGCCTGCGATGGTGTTAGATATCGGCGGCCACGAAGTAACAATTCCTGTAGACTGGAATGTTGCTGTTGGATGTAGTCAAGCTGGCAGCGACCTAGAAGTATTGCCTTTAACTAGTATTAATGATAGAGGATTCGAAGCATTCTTGTTTAATCCATTAACTAGTTTTAAAACAGACTTTGCTGAAATAAAAATTACTAATTTTTATACAGACGTAAAATGGTACTTTCCTAAAATGAAAAACGGACAGTTGTTAAGTGTTCCTATCACAGAAGGTAAGAATCCGCTATGTGCTTATTTTGTTAAAGATATAAGCAGACAGAGTGAAGTTATAGAATATAGTTTATTAATGTAAAGGAAGACTAGTGGGAATTAAAGCAGGCAAGGTATGGGGAGCTACAGAGCTTATTCATGCAAACGGTGTACTAGAGTTTCACCGTATTGAATATAAAGCAGGATTTAAATGTTCAGAACATGAACACGAATTTAAATGGAATGGATTTTTTGTCGAGTCAGGCAAGATGATTGTTCGAGTTTGGCAAGATGATCAAGGTCTTGTTGACGAAACAATTCTCGAAGCAGGCGACTTTACACAAGTAAAGCCTGGCAAGATTCACCAGTTCGAAGGTTTAGAAGACGGTGTCGCTTTTGAACTATACTGGGCAGAATTTAATCACGATGACATTGTTCGTCGTACAAGCGGCACAGAAGTAAAAGGAAAACCGTAAATTGGATATTATTTTAATCGCAGTAGTATTTTCAGCTTTAGTAGGTTACTGGGCTAACAACTGGGGACGCAATGGATGGCTTTGGTTTTTTATTGCCCTACTGATTTCACCTCTCATTACAGCAATCATTTTGTTAGTTATGGGGCGCGACGGAACAGCAAAAGCAGAAAGAGAGTCTGCTGATATTGAAGCCGAAGCACAGCGACTTGCAGCTATTGAAAAGCGCAAAGCAGAATTAATGGACAAGTAACATGTCTATTGATAGATTAAATAATTTTGTAGAACATTGGGCTATTGAATTAGCACAAACTAAAAAATGTACGTATGCTAAGACAGCATTAGATAGAAACAAAATTAAAACAATAATGTTATCGTGCGATAGTTCATATGATTATTGGTCGACAGTCTTTTCCGAAGCTGAACAATTTGATGATTCAAATGATGTAGTTATAATTGCAATGCCAACGGATACAGAAATAATTACAAAAATGCAGTTCTCCGGCGGCTGCGACAGTTTTAACGGAATGTGCCGAAGTAAAAATATAGACTTGTGGGCACTAAATCTATATGAAGAAATGTATACTATGGTATTACTACAAAGATTATCTAAACTAGATAATGCTAGTAAAGTTTTTGAGAGCAAAAATTATTACGAAAACTATGTACCTTATATGTATAATAAATTTATTAACACACGTCGAAAAATAAGAGAAGAGCTTAATGGGTGATTTGATTCCAGGAGAGGCATTGATATATGAGCGTAGCGACGGTGTTGTCTATGCTCATTATCGCGACAGGCCTGAGATACCTCGATGGATTATAGGTGGCGATCCTGCAGGAGTAGCAAGAGCACAAGGTGACTTACTAAACTACAGTGACTGGCAAGATTTGTGTAGATTGTCAGAAGAGTACCCTACAATAAAAAAGCTCTTGGATCAAGTAGTTACAATGTATTACACAGTAAAGGACAACAAATGAGAATTATAGCAGGGCCTTGTCAACATGAAACACTAGCACAGAGTGCAGAGATTGCCAAAGAGTGCAAACGTGTATGCGACAAGTACGGCATTGATTATTACTTCAAAGCAAGTTATGACAAAGCAAATCGTTCAAGTCTTGGCGGCAAACGCGGCATGGGTATGGATGCAACACTTACAGATTTCTTAGCACTAAAAGTAACACTAGGTGTAAAGACACTTACCGATGTACATGATGTTGTACAAGTTCGACGCATTGAGCGACAATTTAAAGATGCAGTTGATGTTTACCAAATTCCTGCGTTCTTGTGCAGGCAAACAGATTTGATTAAAGCGGCGTGTGCTACAGATAAGATTGTTAATATCAAGAAGGGCCAGTTTATGGCGCCCTGGGATATGGCTGGAGTGCTAAGTAAGTGTGATGAAGCCCGTGAGGTTTGGATTACAGAGAGAGGTACTAGCTTTGGATATAATACTTTGGTTGTTGATTTCACCGGCCTTAATTACATGCTTGATAATTTTGATTGTCCTATTGTGTTGGACGCCACGCACAGTGTACAAAAGCCAGGCGGCAACGGAAGTAGCAGCGGCGGGAATAGGGATTATGTTCCTGGCCTATCTCGTGCAGCTAGTGCTTTGGGGATTAGGAATTTCTTTTTAGAAGTACACCCTGACCCAGATAACGCACCTAGCGATGGTCCCAACATGATTAAACTAGAAGACTTTGAAGGAGTTGTAGATGACATCCACCGCTATTCTTATACCCGCTAGATATGGCAGCACACGCTTTCCGGGTAAGCCATTGATTGCATTAGATAATATTCCTATGATACGCAGAGTGTACGAACGCTGTCGTAA